TGGTAAATCATACTCAGAGAGGTACGAAAAGTGTAAAAAAGATCCCAACTTTATGTATAAGCGTGCGCGCAAAGAAGTCTTACGCCAAATGGAGAAGACTGGAAAATTACCTAAACCTGAAACACTCGCGAAGTATGACATTAAAGAGGATGAGCTTAGAGAAATTATGGGACCCAAGGGCATCATCTATAAAATCACAAGTCCGTCGGGTAAGGTCTATGTGGGGCAGACTATACGTTCTTTTGAAAAGAGGGTTGCGGAACATAAACGAGAGTCTTCATGTTGTACATTGATTAAGAGAGCTATAGATAAGTATGGGGATGAAATGAATTATGAACTCATAGAAGAAAATGTCCCTCAAGAACAACTTGATGAGAGAGAAATTTACTGGATAAAACATTTCAATTCCTTGGCACCTGATGGGTATAATCTTAAAACGGGTGGTCGTTTTTACAAAGCCACACAAGAAATGTGTGATAATATGAAAGATGCTAAACGTAAATCCAAACTCGAGAAAGATGGATATGTAGGTTACGCTTGTCGTTGGGGTAACACATTTTATCCAGCAGTTAATATTGGTAATAATAGGGTCGGAATCTCAAATGGTGGGTTTCGAACAGAAGAAGAAGCTATAGAAGTCCTAAAAGAATACACTAAAGATCCCGAAAACTTTACAAAAGTTGACGGACCACTCAAAAAACCCGTTGGTACTATAGTCTTAGAAAATAACAGGTGGAGACCTTCATGTAAGGGTAACCGTTTAGGAACTTATAAAACAAAAGAAGAGGCTCAAGAAGTACTTGAAAGATATCTAAAAGATCCAGAAAACTTCATAAAACCCAAAAGAAAGGTTGGTTCCTTACATAGAGCGGGTAATAAATGGAGTGTCTATTATGCTCATAAATATTTAGGAACATATGAGACACAAAATGAAGCACAAGAGGCAGTTGAAAGATACCTAAAAGATCCAGAAAATTTTCCAACCTTTCATAAAAATGTTGGGTCTGTGCGTCGTAAAGGGAATAGTTGGCAACTTAGATATAAGAATAAACATATAGGAAATTACGCCACCCAAGAAGAAGCCGAAGAGGCTCGACAAGCCCTTCAATCGTCTTGATAAAAGTCTTCTTCGGGGAGTGCTTGAACCTCACAGACAGTTGGAGGTAGCTCTTTCTTCTTACGCGGTCTCTTCACCTTCTCTTTCTCTTTCGGACACTCATCCAGATGTTCTCTATAATACAAAACCCTCTTCCAGAACGCATCCATCAGTGGTAAGTATTTCTTGAACCATTCACGATCACGAGGAACGATGGTGACATCAAACACCTCTGGTGCCGGCCAGGTCACTGAGTGATCTGCATATTGTACAAAATAACAGCTCTCTACGTCCATAATCTCCATACAAGTTTGTACCTGAGCTTCGTAGCATAGGGGTACTTCCCCGGGAATAATTTTTCTTCTCAACGGGCATTTAATCTCAAGTAAACAGTTATTCTCTGTAAGTCCATCGGGTGATCCTCCTAACCATGGATAGGATTTGTGGGGAATAAGACCGAGTTCATACACCTTCAGACCATACTTCTGTTCAAACATTTCACACGCAATCGGTTCTAGGCGAGTCCCATGCGCGGTGGCCTCATTGCCCAGAAAAGGTTCACCCAATCCACACTTTTTACGAATAAGATCCTCAGGTGTTTGATACTTATTTGCGCCTATAGCTGTAGCTGCGTCCGATGCGGTCAGCATGTTCCCGCGCAATTTTAACCAAGCCTCACTTCTCTGTTCATCGAATTCAAGGTCCAAAAGCCTTTTGACATTCGGATGCATATTAAATTACTGTACATTGTACTTTTTAAGTTGTTCAAAGAATAACTTAGCTGCATTTTGTTCAGCTTGTTTCTTACTTTTCGCATAACCCCTACTCATAAACTGACCATTTACAAAAATGTCTATGTAGAAAAGGCCTTCATGGTGTGCGCATACACGATACTCGGGTAATGGTAAACTATTCAATTGGCAGTAGCGCATGAGATGGTCTTTGAAATTGTCGTCAATCATGATGAGATTCATGTCGATAAACTTCGGATCGTTGTAAATTCTAAGCACAAACTCCTTCGCATGTAACAAACCGATATCCATGTAGATAGCTCCTATGAGTGCCTCGAACACATCCTCCAAAATCTTGGGGTTGTTATTCCAACCGTTACGCATACCCTTTTCATCCATGATGACCAACTTGTCCAGGCCCAATTTCGTCGCAATACTAGCTAATGTTTCGCCACGAACAAGCTTTGTACGAGCTTTCGTGAGGAAACCTTCTTGGCGACTTTCATATTGATCAAACAGGAACTTGGTAATCACAAACCCGAGTACAGAATCACCAATAAATTCAAGAGTTTCAAACGACTCCGTAAATTGTTCATACTCCTTGAGAGCAGATTTATGTGTAAAAGCCTTTTGGTACAAATCAAGGTTTTTGATCTTTGTACCAACAAGTTGTTCTATTTGAGGTTTCGTGACAAACGTCACCATGATTTATTAGTATGTGTTTTTATTTTTTAAGCCTCCTTCTTGACGTAGTGAGGAGAAAGGTACTTCTGGAGGTTAAGGTACGTCACGACAACATCCGCAGGGGGTGCGAGGAGATCGCGAAGCTTATCGTCGAGGACAATCTGGCGACCGTTCTCGGGATGCTTGAGACCCTTGTCGATGATGTACTTGTTCACGAACTTGGTGACCTCAGAGCGAGAGATGAGCTCGCCTTCGGGAAGGCTGAGGAACTCGCGCAACTTAGGTGTGATTTCCTGTTTGCGGTTGAAGCCGTTGTTCTCAGCGCGCTTCTTAGCCTTCTCCCCATCGGGGTCCTCCTGGATGCTCTTAACCTTACGGACGAGCTTAACAAGAGACTTGACATCAGAACGGAGAGCAGCGATTTCGGTTTGGATAGTTTCGAGAGACATTATATCTTTCTTACGGAAGTAATCTTTAAGTCAGAGTAGCAGTAAGAAAATGCAACCTAAAATGATGGTAAAAAACAGTAGGACTTTAAGGTCCATGTCTCGAAGACTTGATTTGTGTTTGGGAGGTTTGGGTCTGGGTATGATTCGGAAGGGATATTTGGTCGGACATCCACCAGCGCAGCAGTCATTGGGACACGGGAGAACATTCGGACCCCGACGCACACCACAAAATTGTTCCTTCATCGAGTACCCGTAACACCTACATTCGTCGATAACGTTACAGACCATATTATTATATCACGATATATTAATGGATGAAAAAAGTTATTCGAAAGTTGCCATTGATCGTTTCATGAATGAAAATTTATTTTTCAAAGATGCGAAATTGAAAAAATATTTCGATAGGAATGAACCACGCGATCTCGGTAAATTCAGACAGCGTCTACACGATAATTTTTCCGATAAAAATATCGAAAAGATGATATACGTGGTAGTAACTGATTCCATTCGTGACATAATTTTGGACACGATCGGGGAACTCACTCAAAAACTGAAATCGTCTGGTGATCTCATCGTGAGTGGGGGTGAAGCGTTCAATCTGTATGTGGATTTTAAAGATCGTATCGTGACCACCGACATTGACGCGAAGTTTGTTCCTTTCATGAAAACAAATACCAAGTACTTTGGTAAACTTCAAGCACTTAAACTTCTACTATGGGACATGTTGGGTAAATACGCAAAGAGTCTCAACGCACGGATCAAAAATCGAATCGCGTCTTTTCGAACAAAACATGATAAACTCTTCAAGTTTTTGGGAATTGGGTTCAGTAAATCCGGTCCTTATGTCACCAGGCGATACACACTCATCAAGAAGAAAAAGAGTGGATCGACAAATAAACCATCCAAGAGCGATGTGTTCATCGATGTGGAACTATTCGCACTCGACCTAAACATCCGTTTTTATTCACCCGAGTCTGGTCGTATTCAAGAACATACACTCGGTGGTATAATGGACATTCCATTCATGCGTCCACAAGAATTTGGATATGAAGTGGCACAAACGAAACAAAAAGGTGTCGTGTATAGGAATCCTGTTTCTGGAAAAATGATCAATAACCAAAAGATATACATCGCGAGTAAAGAATTTTTGATTGAGGACATTTATCTCATGCAGAAACTGAAACTCAGGCCGGAAAAAAAGATCAAGGATCGACTCCGTCTCGTAAAACTTGGAAAGTTGTTTGACAAGCGAGTGACCGGCTCGGATTCTATGGACACTGTGTTCAAAAAGATTCGTTCGAAATTGGGTATACGAAAGACTGCACCCGTACACAGAAATGTCAACATCAAAAAGGCAAAAAAGGTGGATCCGTACAAATACAAGAGGTACACAACAGAACCGTCTAAAGAGCGCTTATCAAAGCAAATCGTACACGGTCTCAAATCTGTGACAAATAATGTAAATGTAGAAGGATTCAACAAGTCTCACGGAAACCAGAGGTTCAATGTTAAAACAATGAAATGGAAAAACGTAAAAAATAACGCCTACGTAAAAAATGAGTTTACACTCAGGCCCACACAGGCCAAAAGGTTACCTAAAAATTTGAATATACCCAAAACACTGTATGGGTACAAGGCGGGGCGAGACAATTGGATTAACAAGAAGGTTTTAGACGATGCATCTACCATACCTTTTATTGGTTTAAAGAAGTAAACCGTAGTGTAATCATAATGTTCTATAACACCCCAGCTAAAGGTGACGATGGTCTTTATTTTGTGAAGGCTACCAATGATGACATGCGAAAATGTCTCGTTCAGTTGAACGCCGTCACAGTATCTGAAGTGTCAGGAGAGATGGTATTTGACATCAACTCCGAGACGAACGCCAACAAGATTACTGCCATTGAATCCCAGAACCTCTCTGCTGCCCATGATAATTGTGTGGAGTGGTTTGGTAAGCAGCTCTCTGAGAAGGTTATTACCGGTGCGTACCGGAGTGTCATCACAGGTGAACAGATGACTGCCGATATGATCACCGACCCACCCGTCCGCATTTTCAACACCAACCAGGAATCCCTCGATATCGACTCGGTTCAAGTGGGTAAAACGTGTGACGTCATTGTCGAGTTTGCCGGCCTCTGGTTTGCTAAGAAGGCGTTCGGTGGACATTGGAATGTTGTCCAGGTCCGGGTCCATGATGACCCAGTAAAGGAAGAACCGGTAATTGACGTATACCCAGACGAGTACGCTTTTGTCGATGAGCCCGAGCCCGAGCCTGAGCCTGAGCCTGAGCCCGAGCCCGAAGAGCCAGTGGAAACTCAGAAGACGATCAAAGAACGGATCGACATTCTGACTAAATAAAAAAATTTGTTACTAATATATAAACTATGATGAAGGGTCGCACTCAGCAAATTCTGATGTTCGCTGCCATCGCTGTTGTGATCTATCTCCTATTTGTCGTGAACAAGTCTTCGAACTATTCCATCACGGAGAAGCAATACAGTTCGTTCGGTTCTTCTTCCGCCATCGGTCCCGCCACTGCCGCTCCCGGCATGGAGAAGGGTACCGGTCTCGCGTCCTCCCTCCTCCCCCGCGAGGTGGCCTCTAAGGAGGATTTCGGTCAGTTTGCCCCAGAGGATGTGCTCAAGGGTCAGAACTTCCTCGAGCCCCGCGCTCAGGTTGGCTACCCCGAGACCATCGGTGGTGCGCTCCGCAACGCGAACCAGCAGATCCGCAAGGACCCCCCTAACCCCAAGTCGCCCTTCGTGTGGAACAATTCTACCATCACACCCGACACTATGCAGCGTGGCTTGTGCGCTTAAAGATTTAGACACTATATTCATTAAATGACTTCTGTAACGAACGAACTCAGTGAAAGTGTATCCAAGTTGGTAGATCTCACTAAACAACTTGCTGAAGCGAAATCTGATATCAAGGTCCTTAACCAGGAAGAGAAACGTCTCAAGGAGAATGTGAAGAAGCATATGGTTTCTCAGGGTATTGATACCATTAACCTCAGAAAGGGGAAGATTAGTCTGCGTAAGAGTGTACGCAAATCTGGAATGAATAAGGATGCCATCAGGGATGGTCTCATGACGTTCTTTGGTGGAGATGAGACGAAGGTTGAAGGAGCTTTAAACGCTATCCAGGATAACCTTAAAGTGAAAGAATCAACTTCACTCTCGCTAACAGGTATAAAAGAAAAGCCCGTGAATGAAGATAAGTAGAAATACAACAATGGTTTGGAGCCAGTACGTCGACGAAGCGAACATTGGCTTTGATGCCTGTGTCAGCGATGATGACGAATTTAATAATGAACACACTCCTCTGAATATCGAAGACTGGGAAGTCGAATACTCAGATGAACTACACCATATGTGGAATACGATGATTACATTGTTGGATGACGCATACATTGGTCACTCAGGAAAGTTTTGCGACTTTGTAGAATTTTGTTATGAGGAACATGATTCGTATCAAGAACGTACCACATCTGAACACGAAGAACAACTTCATTACATATGGAAACATCTCAGGCGCATCATTAACATGAACGGTCTTCATGAAGAAATGATGCGTGGTGTCACGTTTTATCATTTCGTGGACTTTGCTGAAAATTATATGAGCATATATTAACAATGCTTCCGGATATTACCACACAGAAAGTCGCCGTACCTGCAGCCCTTTTTCTCGCACTGAGCCCCGGTATGGTTCTCAAGACCGATGGTTCAAGTGTAAAATTTATGAACCGCCAAACAGATCAAATGTCTGTGTTCTTCCACGCCCTCGTGTTCTTCCTCGCGTACAGTGTCATCGCGAAGGCTATGGGTCTGGTTCTCACACAGACCGATCTCATCGTGACCACATCTCTATTCGTCGCGCTCAGTCCCGGTCTCCTGTTGACCATTCCTCCCGGTTCGGGTGGGGTCTTCCAGTCTGGGCAGACAAGTGTAGAATCGGCGATGATTCATACGGTGGTATACGCGGTCATTTTCGCGCTTTTACGTCGTCAATTTCCTCAATTCTACTAAGTAAGAAGATGAAGTATCTCGTCTTGGGTCCAGCATCCATGGCTATATACTCGCTCATAGGGACTTTAAAAGCTCACGAATCTCAATTGGCTGAAGTTCAAGAAATCTCAGGTTCTTCAGCTGGATCCATATTGGCGTTGTTTTTGGCACTGGGTATGTCGGTCGACGAAATTTTGGATATTTCTCTCAATTTGAACATTTCAAAATTGGTGAAGGTACGTCTCGGTTCATTCTTTACTAAATTTGGTTTTGTGTCGATGACTCCAATCCGTAAAAAACTTGTGGATATTTGTGGTTGTGACCCAACATTCAATGATTTGGAAATGAAGATATACGTTTCTGCATTTTGCTTAAATACCAATGAAACTGTATATTTTTCAAAGGATACACACCCGGATATGAAAGTAATTGATGCAGTGTGCATGAGCATCGCTATACCCCTCATTTTCTCATGTGGTAAGTACGAGGGTAAAACATACGTGGATGGTGGTACACAGGAACAATTTCCCATCAACCCATTTCTAAATAAAAAACCACACGAAGTGACGTGTATAAAAATACGAATGGATCGCATATTTCAGGAAGATATAGAAACACCGAAACAATACGTAGAAGCGTTGGTACGTTCTTCACTCAAGAATCGAGTTGAGTATGATTTACCAGTGGACGTAATAGATATAAACGTCAGAGATACGAATGTGTTTAATTTTAACATGACATATGAAGAAAAGGTAAAGTTGTACAATATAGGGTATTTATCTCGATAATACTTTTTTTGTTAGTTTAATATAAATGACGGAGGCGTGCGATCCAGACGCCGACATCGAAAACCTCAGAAAAACTATTAAGTTGCAGACTGGGGAAGACGTTAAACTCACAAGAAAACAAATGTGTGATGCGTATGATAACATTCACGGTGGGAAGCTTCCTTTACCACCACTCGTGATGACCGCCGATCGAACGTATTTAATCGATCGTTCGTCGCCACTAAAACACCTAGATTACGAGCTACTTTTTGATTCCGCTACGAAGCGAGCCGAACTTAAACGAATTGCGCGTAAAATTGGTCTCACGTCTCAGATTGAACAAAAGACCAAAAAACAACTCGTCGACGCAATCGGTAAACGTCTCAGGTATCTGAAAGTCCGTGAACCAATTAAAATTGTGTCGAAGCGTCTCATACCCAAAGACGTACCCACCACAGCAGTGAACAACATCAACACAGCAGTGCGAAACAACACAGCAGTGAACAACCTCAACACAGCAGTGCGAAACAATAACCGCAATAATTTCAATAATAATTCGGCATTTAACAACACTGAGAATAGAAAATCAAATTTCAATAATTTTGGTGGAAACGCGAACGCGAACGCGAACCGCATCAATAACAATTTCAATAGGAATCGTGCCAATAACACGAGGGTCAATTTATCGGGTAACAAAAACGGTTTGACGTTTAAGACAAACCAGAATACCGGTACAACTACACTCAATTTCCCTAAAAAGTTGAAATTTAAACCGTCGTTCATCGCCCCTAGTACGAATTCTGGAAACCAAAATGCAGGTGGAACCAAAGTTAATTTCCCCAATAAACTGAAACTCAAACCATCGTTCATCTCTCCCAACACAGGTTCCGGAAACCAAAATGCGGGTGGAACCAAAGCTAATTTCCCCAATAAACTGAAACTCAAACCACCGGCAATGAGTACGGGTAATTCTGGGGGTTCTCAATCGGTACAGCTTGGAAACGGTTTCAAGAAGAAACCTGCGTTCCTGAATCAGGGTACAAATGCACCCACCGGTAACGCTAAGCAACCTTCGCCCGCGAATGGTCCAAAGAAGCCTGGTATGTTCAATTGGATGTACAAGAAGAAGAATGCGGCAGGTGCTGGTGCTGCCGGTGCCGCTGCTGGTGCTGCTGCGGTTGCCACTGGTGCTGCTGTGAATGGTTCTAAGAAGTGTGGTATGTTCAATCGTATGATGGGTAGGTGCAAAAAGGAGTCTACGGCGAATGCAAACGCGAACAACAAGCCTGCGAATGCAAACGCGAACGCGAACGCGAACGCGAACAACAAGCCTGTGAATGCAAATGCAAACGCGAACAAGCCTGTGAACAACAAGCCCGTGAATGCGAACGCGAACGCGAACGCGAACAACAAGCCTGCGAATGCAAACGCGAACGCGAACGCGAACGCGAACAACAAGCCTGTGAATGCAAATGCAAACGCGAACAAGCCTGTGAACAACAAGCCCGTGAATGCGAACGCGAACGCGAACGCGAACGTCTCCACCAACGATGTTAATATCGTAGCCAATCAGATTCTCGAGGAGATTAACAAAGATGTGAATAAAGCTGTAGTAGCTGGGGTTAACAATAACAATGGGTTCAATGCTAATGCTGAATTTAACAAGCAAATGGCATTAAGAACCAACGGGGTTAACAACCGAAAACTTTCTAAAAATAATAAAGCGCTTGTAGCGAGTGTTACCAGTGGTATCATGAATAACGTCGTGAAGAAGGATATCGCTAATAGAATAAACAGTCGTAATTTAGTCGCAGTGTCTAACAAGAAAAATCTGAATGGAAATGCCAAACTTAACAATGCGACTAAGAATATGATTCTTAGTATCAATAAGGCTACTACACTCAAGGAACTGCGGAAGATCTATCTTAAGGGTAGCCTAAAGCTTCATCCTAACAAGGGTGGAAATACGGCCGCTTTCCAGATGTTTACGAACGCTCACAATAAAAAGCTTCTGCTTTTAAATTCCGGAAATACAAAGAGTAATGTTAACTATGTAGCTAATGGAATAATGAAAGAAATTAACAAGGATGTCATAAATCAAATTAGTAATAAACCCGTGAACAACAAGAAGATACTCGCTATCGCTAATAAACCCGCGAACAACAAAAAGGCTGATGTAGAGTACGTGGCCAATCAGATTCTTAAACAACTTCAAAATGATGTTGCCAAAGAAATTAGATTGGGGGGGCGTGCTGCTGAGCCTATTTACAACAACAGGGCTCCGGTGAACACGAACAATCGTAAGAATGTTGAATTCGTCGCGAATAGGATTCTCAATCAACTCACGAGAGAAGTGAAGACTGAAATCAGGAAGGGTGGACGTGCTGCGGAACCTGTTTACAACTCGAACTCGAACTCGAACTCGAACAACAATGTGAACAACAAGAAAATTAACAATCCCCTATTCGAACCAAACATGAAAAACAACCCCATTTTCAATAACAGTGTTAACGAAATCCCGAAAGAGGTTGAAGCTCAAGAGAATAACGTGCGTAACATGATTAAGAACTTCAACAGTGAACGAAACTCTCTCCAAAATAAGATCACCAAAGAATTGAATCTTCGCCCCAACAACAACGGTGTGTTCCAGGAGCGAAAGGGACTCACTAAAGGTAGGATAGGTGTATGGGCCCAAGAGTTGCGAAAGGCGGAAACAATCGAAGATTTGAAAAAGATTGAAAATGAATTGAACAAAAAGGTTGAGCTTCGTAAGAATATTGAAAATAAGTATACGAAGATGGGTCTCACGAACAAGAGTGAAAAATCTATGCACCGAAACAGTGTTGTCAAATTTAAAAATGATGTGAATGCACGACGTAAAGAGATTGAAGCGTATCTCACAAAAACACCATCCGTCTCGAACAAGGGGAGTTACCAATCGAAAGTGAATCGTCTTCAGCGTGAGTTCCCTAAGGGTACGGGCCCTAACGTCCGACGAAACTGGATGAAGAAGAGTAAGATCTACACCGGTAGGATTCAAAAGGCTTCGAAATATGGTGACATGGTCAAGGCGTACAACAACGCGACTAAAAGTTTCAACAACCTAAGTAAGTCTGCTAAAAAGTAATAAATAACTAAAAATGATTCACCCGGATGACGACTGTACCGTGATTACCGACATGCCTCTCAGCGACGAGGTTGTCGATTTCATTGAAAAAGGTCTTCATCGTGATATGAGTAAGGGGGAGGTTGATGAATGGTGTGACCAAAATTTAGACGAAGTCGCGGGTATATATGAAAAGTATCGGGATACATACATGTCATATGGACAGGCGGAAATGACACTCTTTTTTGTACAGACTATTTACGAGAGAGATGACGCGATGGAGATGTTAGGAAATTTTGTAGCCAATCAACCATTGTGATTTAAAGAAATAACCTTCCTTTAAACTAATGACTACATGCGATGTATGTTGTGAAAAATTCAATAAAATAAATCATAAAAAGGTTGAATGTCAATTTTGTGATTTAGTGAGTTGTCGATCATGTTCACAGAGATACATACTCGAATCATTCGAAGATCCTCATTGTATGGGATGTAAGACATTGTGGAGTCGAGAGTTTATAGACACGTTTTGTACCAAGTATTTTAGAAATACTGAACTGAGACGACATCGTGAGAATGTCCTCTTTGAACGAGAGAAAGCTCTCATGCCACAAAGCCAAAAGGAGGTTGAACGAGTGCTCACGATACGACGACTCCGACGTAGTGCGCGTAAATTGCGAGCTCAATTATTTGAACTATACCAGAAATACCATTTATCATTTCCAATCAATGAACGAATTATCGCAGAGTATCCAGAAATTTTAACGTTTCACCAAGAACTTGAGAATGTGTATATCGAATTAGAGCGTGTTCGAGCGATGGGTGGTCTCGTTGACACAGAAACGACAAAGTTTGTACGAAAATGTCCACACGAAGAATGTAAAGGATTTTTAAACGAGGAATATTTTTGTGGACTCTGTACCACGACATTCTGTAAAGAGTGTAATGAACCCATGACAGATGATCATGAATGTGATCCACAAGTTGTCAAAACAATCAAACTTCTCAATCGAGACAGTAAATCGTGTCCTAAATGTGGAACAGTCATACACAAAACAAGTGGATGTTCTCAGATGTGGTGTATCAACTGTCATACAGCATTTGATTGGAGAACGGGTGAAATTTCGACGGGTCGGATTCACAATCCGCATTACATAGAATTCAAACGAAAGAATGGTTCGTCTCGAGAACATGGAGACATTCCGTGTGGTGGAATACCCGGATATGGCGAATTGCGGGAAGCTGGTGCCACGAATGATCTGATACATCTGGCTGCGTTTATTTATTACTCCGATAGAGAGAATGCATACATAGATTTGGACCCGGTGGATAATCTTCATTTACGTGTCGGATACATGCTAGACGAGTTGAATGAAGATATGTTTAAGACGTATCTTCAAAGACAGGAAAAATTCAGGGATAAGATGCGAGATCTATCTCACATTTTCGAAATGTTGGTGCATTCGGGTGGAGATCTTCTTAGACAATTTATTATCGAACCCCGACGCCAACCAGAAATAACGGAGATGATCAAAAAGCTTTTCGTATACGGAAACGATGTATTCGAAGATATCAGAAAACGATACACGTGTGTGACGCCCAAAAATTTTCCTATATAACGTATAGGATGCTCATCATTTTAACTGTACTACTACTTATCATCTATATACTACCCACTTACCCACAACCAAAAGTACTTAAAAAGTTCATCACAGAGTCTGAACGCAGGTATATCATCGATAAGGCGCGTGGCAAACTTGAAACGTCTTCCATTTCTCATAACAAACGAGTAGATGAAACGATTCGCAAGAGTGAAACGGCGTGGTTGAGTCGCGAAGATCCGGTGGTTCGCGCCGTTATGTCACGATGTCTAAAGTATACAGATCGTCCAATCCTAAACTGTGAAAAACTTCAAGTTGTACGATACAAACCAGGTGGTCATTATAAACCACATCAAGATGCCTTCAAAGATGATGAAAACATGCGATTGTATACATTCATATTAGCACTCAATGACGGGTATCGCGGTGGTGAGACTGTATTTCCAAACCTAAAAAAATCGTACAAACTGAAAGCCGGTGATGCACTCTTTTTCGACACAGTGAACAATTACAATTTCATCACGTCCAAAGCTTTACACGGTGGGAATCCTGTAAAGTCTGGTGACAAGTGGATATGTAACTTATGGGTCAGGAAATATCCATACACTATTTAGTCTTCATCTTTCGGCGCTTACG